ACTCCACCGTAAGCAGGAGGCTGCGTCGGAGCGCTACACTTCTGGATCGGCGGCCGGGACTTCGGCAGGCGCTGCACTTCTGGGGCGGCGTTCACATCAGGGCAGCGACGCCACCGGAGCCCGGTTGAACCCCGGCCGCCCCTTCGCCTCGCTCGCCGCCGCCCGCGCCGCCGCGCAGCAGGGTGACCTCATCACCGTCCTGCCGGGCTTCTACCCGGACTTCCACGTCGCGAAGGTGGGTGTGCGGTGGAACTTCCTGCCCGGTGCCATCGCCCCCAACGCCTTCTCGACCACCCCGCCGTCACTCGCCGGCGCCCTGCTGGCCGGCGGCGGCATCGGGGCGGCCAGCCTGTTCACGAACACGGGCGGCACCACCCCGGCCCAGGCGGACGGCGACGCCGTCGCGTTCTTCAAGGACCAGACGGGCAACGGCCGCCACCTGTTGCAAGGGACGGCACTAAACCAGATGAAGCTCCGCGGCGGCATCCCGCGGAGCGAGACGAACCAGAATGAGTTTTTGACCGACAGCACCGCCGTCACACTGAACGGCTTCACCGCCGTCCTGGTGTACCGGATGAACGCGCTGCGCGAGGGCTTCAACGCCGCGGGCATCTTCACGACGCGCATCATCTTCTGCGACAACTCCAACGCGGTGAACCTGTACTACCGCGGCGACCTGCGGTCGCTGATGACCGGCGTGTTCGGCCTGAGCGTGAAGCCGACCGGCTCCTACGCGCTCTACGTCCTGTCCTGCGGCGGGGCCAGCCGCACCGCCTGGGTGAACCTCGCCTCGGCGGTCGCCGCGACGGCGTCCGGGGGCACTGGCACCGGCAACACCTGGCTTTCGTTCCCCATCGGCATCGGCCCCAACCCGGCCCAGGGCGATCTGGCTGGCTGGGCGCTCTACAACCGCCAGGTCACGTCGCAGGAGGTGACTGGCAACCTCTACCCGTGGGCCGTCGGGCTGGGGGCGATTGACCCGACCGAGGCGGCCCGCGTGCTGGTGATGGACGGCGACTCGATCGCGCAGAACCTCTTCGCCACGCGCAACGCCGGCTGGGCCGACGTGCTCGCCGGGAGTGCGGACGCGCCGACCGTGCGCTACAACTGGGGCCGGGCGGGCTACACGACCAGCGAGCTGGCCGCCCTGGTCGCCGACGTGAATTCCTGCTTCCGCCCGGCCGCGCGGAACGTGCTGTGTGTCGAGGTCGGGACCAACGACATTGCCTTTGGATCAACGGGCGTGGATGCCTGGGGCCGGCTGTTGAGTTACCTGCAAACCGTCACTGCCACCGGGTTCGATGCCGTTGTCGCAACGGTCATGCCGCGGACGGGCGGCGCGGCGTTCTCCGGCCCCCAGGAGACACAGCGGCAGGTGCTGAACACGCTCATTCGTAACGGCGTGGCCGGGTGGGCGGGACCGCGGCGGCTGCGGCTGGCGGAGATCGATGCGGCCAGCCCGTACATGTCGGACTCATCGGACGGCATCCACCCGGGCAACGCCGGTCACGCCGCCATCGCCGGAGTGTTCCAGGCACAGGTTGACAGCCTTTGGTGAAGCCGCCGGCATGGTCAAGACCGGGACGCTGGCCCTGGCGTAGAGCGGCGGGGCATCCGCTTGAGTGCGATGCCCCGGCGGCGGAACCCGGCAGCCTTGTTGGCAGCCGCCCGGTCGGACAGCCCGAGGGCCTTCGCCGCGGCCCCAACGTCCGCCGCCGACTCCCAGGCGTCGCGGAAGGCGCGATCGGACGCGGACAGAGCGGCGGCGATCCGGGCGGCCGGGTCGCGGCCGGCGGCGCGGAGCAGGAGCGAGACGGCCTGCTTGGTGACCCGGTTCAGCCGGGCGATCCAGGCGACCGACTTGCCGGCATCGAACAGGCGCAGGCACTCGGCGGCGTCGAGTTTCGGCGGGCGGGGCATAGGGGGGCAGGTATAGCGATGGCCGGGATCGGACGCAAGCTGACGCTCGCCGAGCTGGCCGGGCGGCTGGCCGCGAAGGCCGCGGGCCTGCCCGGCCTGGTCCGCCAGTACCTCGACGCCGCCGGCGTGCTCTGCGCGTCGGAGCTGAAGCGCGACCTGGCCGACGGCCGCTCGCCGGACGGGACGCCGTTCAAGCCGCTCGCCCACCCGCGGCCGAACTCCAAGGGCGGCGACCAACCCCTGCGGGACACGGGCCTGCTCGGGGCGAGCCTCGGCGGCGGCCCGGGCCACGTCCGCCGGGTGACCGAGCGGTCGCTGACGATCGGGACCAACGTCGCCCACGCGAAGACGCACCAGGACGGGGCGACCATCGTCCCGGTCAAGGCGAAGTACCTGGCGATCCCGCTGACGCCGGCCGCCTCGAAGGCCGGGTCGCCGCGGAACTACCCCGGGGACCTCATCGGCGTCTACGGCAAGAAGGGCGGGGTGCTGCTCGATGAAGCGATCGACCAGCCGCAGTACGCGCTGACCAAGGGGCCGCTCGTGATCCCGGCCCGGCCGTTCATCGGGTTCAGCCAGGCGCTGATCGGCAAGCTCAAGCGGCTGGCGGTGGCGATCTTCGGCGGCGGGCCGGCGGAGGGCGGGGGATGAAGGGGAGGAGAATCTACCTGAACGCCGAGGGCCGGCTGTGGCCCATCGAGCCGGGTGACTATGGGCAGGATGCCGACGGGCTGTGGTATTGCCGCGCCCCGCGGGGTGACTTCCTCGGATGCCTGGGTGATGGCGTCAGGCACCACAAGGTTATTGAGCACGATGACGGCACTATTACCGTCTCGCCGTCGATCCTGGTTTCCAACCACACCGGCTCCTGGCACGGCTTCCTGGAGCACGGTATTTGGAGGGAGTGCTAGCCCGTGGCGCTGACGGTTACGATCACCGACGCGGCCAACGGCGGCGGCTTCACGGCCGCAGTCGCCGGCAGCGGCGGCGCGGCCGTCAGCCTCTTCGCGCTCTTCTGCGCCGCCGACCCGCTCGGTAACAACTGGCAGGCGGCGGGCTCCCGGACCGGCGACGGGACCATCAGCGGGTCGCTCCGGCCGGGCCTGTACTTCTTCTACGCGGCCACGCCGACGGCCGTCTCGCTCGTCGCCCAGGCGCTCCTGACCCGGGGCCAGGACGCGCTGCACGACTGCATCCTCGACGCGGCGGCCGCCCGGGCCGCCCTGCTGGACCTGCCCGGCGTCGCGATGATCGACGTGCGGGACAAGCCCGTCGCCGACGGGCTCGAATACGGCCCGTACGCGCTGATCCTGACGCCCTACGGCAAGGCAGAGCAGGAACTCGGCGGGACGAACCAACGCGACGACACGGGTTTTCCCGTTTACGCGATCCTGGTCGGCTACAGCTCGGTCGTCAAGGAGGACCCGCAGCAGCGGTGGCGGAAGCGGTGCCGGGAGCTGCTCCGCCGGGCGTTCCGCTCGCAGCTGCTGCCCGGGGTCGATGAGGTGATGGACTGCACCTACACCCCGGACCCGGTCGTCACCTTCGACGGCGCCGCGAACCAGTACCTCGTCTCGGCGCAACTGTTCTCCTTCGTCTGCCGCGAGCCCCGCGGCCTGGGGGCCTGAGTCATGCCCGGATTCTACGGCAAGCGCGCCAAGACCCTGGTCGGCACGGGCAACCCGCCCGCGACCGGAATTGACTTCCAGTCGGACACGCTGCGCAAGCACCGCAGCGTGGACGACCTCAAGGGCATGAGCGGGACGTTCAGCCGGTTCGCCGCCCGCGCCCGGCCGGGCTTGCAGCCGATCGCCGGCCAGCTCGCCCTCTACCCGACGCCGGTGGACCTCGCGGTCCTGCTGCCGCTGATGCTTCACGGCACCCCGAGCGGCACGAGCTACCCGCTCGCCGACCCGGTGTCGTTGACCACGTTCAATCACTGGCGGCTGATGGGGTCGAAAATCTACAAGTTCGCCGGGTGCGGGCTCGGCCGGTGGACGCTGTCCGCCCGCCAGGGCGGGGCGCTGCTGCTGACGGCCGACGTGCTCGGCCAGACGCTCGACAACACGGCCGCCGCGGCCACGTTCCCCGTGTTCTCGTTCGACCAGACCACCAAGCCGTTCAAGACGCACGAGCTGGCGCTGACGATCGCCAGCAACCCCTACCAGCTCAAGGCGTGGAGCCTGAGCGTCGATTGGGCCGTGGATGCCGACCGGTTTTTCAACAGCCAAACGTTGCAGGGCATCTTCCCGACCGACCGCGTCATCACCGTCAGCCACGACCTGCCGTTCGGGGACGCGGAAGCGGCCTACGGCCTGGACCAGGACGCAGGCGTGGCGGTGACCGCCGCATTCGTCAGCGGCGGCACGTCGCTGACGCTCTCCACCCCGGCCGTCCAGTACGAGGACGACAGCGCCGTGGTTCCCGGCCGCGAGGAGGTCATGCTGCCGCTGACCGGTATCGCCCGCGTCGCGGTCGGTCAGGCGGCCCTGAGCGAGCTGGCCGTGACGCTCGACAGCACGCCGTAAGATCAACACCATTTCATTCGACAGAGGTATCCATGCGAGAGCTGAGCCTGTTCGCCGAAGCCGGGCTGGTCCTGACGGACGTGATCCCCGGCACCCCCGGCCTGCACCCCGGGATGGAGGTCACCTACCGGCCGCTGATCGACGGGCCGGCGCGGCGCGAGCACATCAACACCCCGCCGGCCCTGCTGCCCGCGGCCGAGCGGAAGCTGATCCTCGACCGGCTCGACGGCTTCCGCGCGGCGCCGGGCAACAGGCCCGAGGGCGAGCAGTTCCGGATGACCGAGGAGCTGCTCGGGAAGCTCTGGGCGAACCTCTACGACGGCACCCTCAACCGCATTCTCGGCTACGTCGGCCCGTCGCTGGCGAGTGCGGAGGGAAACTCGTCCGGGGCGTCTGGCTCGAACTCGCCCACCCCGAGCTAGCCGCCCGGTCCTGCGACGAGTGCGAGCGGTACTGGTACGACGCCGACGGCCGCTGCCCCGAGCGCTGCGGGGAGCGGGTCCCGCGGCCGGCCGGCGAGTACCAGGGGCGGCGAATCCCGCTGCCGGAGGCCGGCGGCGGGACGCCGTGCAGCGAGTGCCCGAAGGTCCCGCCCGGGGCGGCCCCGCGGCCGGGCAACGCGGTCGAGCTGAGCCCGGCGAACCGCCGGGCCTACGAGCACTACCTGGAGGCGCAGGCGGTCGGCTGGACGGACGCGGAGCGGGCCGACCCGCTCGTTCGGCGGGCCGCCCGGCGGATCGCCGAGGTCGAGCGGCTGGTCGAGCTGGGCGACGCGGCCGCGGCGCTGGCGAGCCTCACCCGGTCCCTGTCGAGGGTCAAGGCCGGTGGCTGACGAGACGCAAGAAGTCACGATGACGCTGACCATGGACCCGGCCCCGGCCAAGAAGGGGCTCGAAGAGGTCGGCGACTCGGCCAAGCGGACCGGCGCCGCCGTCGAGGAGGCGGCGCGGAAGTTCCGCGACTTCGAGCGGCAGACGGCCAACGTCCGCTTCCCCGGCCCGGCCGGGTTCGACCCGGCCGCCGAGGCCCACCGGCGGCTGGAGAGCCGCGACCGCGAGCAGGCCGTGCGGGCCGAGGTGGACCGCCTGCGGCCGCCGGCCGCCTTCGACCCCTACCTCGAAGCCGTCCGGGGCCAGGACGCCGCCCGGCGGGCGCGGGACGTGGCCCGCGAGCGGATGGCGCTGGACCGCCAGCAGTGGGAGCTGTCGAACCCGTTCACCCGCCCGCTCCTGCCGCCCGGGTCCCGGGCCGGCGCCGGCCTCGGCGCCGCGGCGCTGGCCGCGGGGATCGTGCACACGGGCATCAGCGGGGCCGACGCCGCCGCCCGCGCGATCGGCGAGCGCGGGGACATGGGCGAGTCGGAGGCCACCCGGACCTTCGCGAAGGAGCTGGCCCGGTCGGTCCCGATCCTCGGCCAGTTCGTGACCGCCGCCGAGAGCGCGGCCCGCTCGCTCTCCGGCCTGCACGCCCAGGTCGCCGGCGACATCCGCGGGCTCGAAGCGATGGGCCGCCAGCAGGCGGCGTTCGGCTTCGAGCGGCAGGGGCGGTTCGAACTCGGCCAGGCGGCTTACGGGTTGAACCTCGAAGCGGCCGGCGCCCGGACCCGGGCCAGCTACGCGACCGGCTTCGCCGCGGGGCTGACCCCGGACCGGCTCGCGGCGTTCACGCCCCGGGTCCGGTTCGGGGAGGCGACGGCGGAGACGGGCGCCCTGCGGCTCGCCGCCGCCCAGACGGCCTCGGAGGCCGAGGCGTCCTCCCGGATCGCTCAGGACCGCCAGACGGCCGCCCGGGAGGCCATCCCCGGGATCGGCCGGACCCGGGCCGGGTATGACGACGCGCAGCGGGCGGCCGACGCCGCCAAGCTCCGGGTCGATGAGGCCGAGCGGACGCTCCGGGATGCCCGCGAGAAGCGGACGGCCAGTAGCACCAGCCCGGAGGAGAAGGCGCTGGCCGCGGCCCAGGCGGAGTTCGCCCGCGCCAACGAACTGGCCAAGGGCAAGCTCCAGGACTTCGCCAATGCGGTCGCCGCCGCCCGCGGCCGGCTGGACGAGCTGCGGCAGAGCCGGGTCGAGGCGGCCCAGGCCGCGTTCAACGCCCGCGGCGCGGCGATCGCCGCCGGCCCGGGCAACGAGCTGGCCCTGGTCGAGCAGCGGCTCGCCGCCAGCCGGGCCGGGGCGACCCAGGCCGGGTTCCAGACCGAGGCGGAGACGGCGGGCATCCTGCAGCTCGTCCGCCAGGCGAAGTCGAGCGGCTTCGCGTCCCTGGCCCCGGAGCAACGGCAGCGGCTGGCCGGGTTCGCCCCGACGGCCGACTTCGCCCAGCGGCAGGGGGAGGCGCTCGGGCTCCAGTCGCCGAGCCTCCAGCAGATCCTCAAGGAGGTCGGGCTCGGCCAGGTCGGCGACCAGGAGAAGCGGCGCGACGAGCTGGCCCAGCTGGTCAAGAAGCTGACGGCGGAGAACAACGCCGAGCTGGAGCGGGCCGTGGCGGCGGCCGTCGCCGACCAGGGCAAGGAGACGGTCCGGCTGATGGAGGCCGGGTTCCAGAAGGGCAACGAGCAGTTCAAGAACGACATCGCCGCGGCCCTGGCCCGGCAGAACCTGATGAACGCGGGGCGGTAAGCCGTGCAGCTCGTCGTCGGCAACCTGGCGTTCCCGATCGCCGGCGCGGGGGTCACCACCTCCCGCCGGGCGATCGAGAACGTCGCGAACATCCCCTACGAGGAGGAGGTTACCGTCGGTGTTGAGGCGTGGTGGACGGGGACGCAGCAGCAGTTGATCCTGACCTGCGCGATCATGGAGCGGAGCCTGAAGGTCCCGCGGCAGGACCTGGTGCTGTTCGCCGACGACGGGGTAACAGCGGCGGTCCGGCTGACCAACGGCGGCAGCACGACGGGCGTCCGCATCCTCAACGGCCCGAACTACCCGGTCAACGGCCGCGGCAGTCCGGAGTTCGTCAACCGGCGGACGGTCCAGTTCACCGCCCAGGCGAGTTACCCGCTGATCGTCGGGGCGAGCATCCTGCTGGACTTCGTCGAGAGCGTGGGCACGTCGGGCGGCGGGGCGGTCAACGACTTCATGCTGCCGGTCAACGACTTCCCGCCGATCCCGGTCCAGACCTACCGGCAGACGCCGTACCGGGCCTTCCAGCGGGGCTACGCGGTGGTCTCGGCGACGAACCCGGCCGCCTACGCCTCGCCGCCCGCGCCGATCTTCCAGAACGCCCTGCTGCGGGCGCCGGAGCCGGTCCGGACGCACAAGCGGGTCGCGGCGGCCCGGTGGGAGCTGCGGACGGAGTGGGCCTACGAGTTCGGGAGCGCGACGCCGATCTTCGGCCTGCCTAACGCCTGGCGGTAGCCTGCTCCGCGGCCTTGGCCCGAACGTCTAGGGCCGCCGGGTCGCCGGGGCAGTCGGCCAGGGCCGCGTCGCACACGCCGACGGCGTCCGCGGGGCGGCCGAGCGCCATCAGGGCGGCCGCGGCCGACAGGCGAGCCCGGCACCCGCTCGTCCGGCGTGCGGGCCGCGGCCAGGCGGGCCTCGGCCCAGGTGAGGGCCGGCCCGTAGTCGCCGGCGGAGAAGGCCGCGTTGAAGCGGTCGCCGGC